GTTAAAGGTACGGCTGAATTTGCCGATGTGCTTAGCGTTACCACCACTTGAACCAGCAGAGTAGTTACCACCGGTAACCATAAGGTTAGTAGCAGCAGGAACCTCAGTAGTGATCTGATAAGCTGTATTTAATGCGCGAAGAGTGTAGACACCGGCACCGTTATCAGCAGTCACCTGGTATTTAGCAGGAGAGGTTGAGGCAGCGGAGTTCACATATTCACCAGGAATAAGGACAACATCACCAACAGCAAGCAGGTACTCAGTACCGATAGCGGCAACAGTTATCGTGAGGGCTGCGTTAGCATTACCAGCAGCAATAGCGTTGGCTGAGAGGATATAGTTGAGGATTGCACCTTCTTCGATCACCGTAAGGGTATCGGATGCAACGTCGATCACATTACCACCAAAGGTGATAATTTCATGGAGGCCTATACCCTGACCATACAGTTTCTGGAGTTCACCCATTACCTGTGGTTCGAGATTCAAGCTGTAGATGGAATCGAGACCGTCTACATACCCTCCGTTCATTTGACTGCGGCTAACCGCAACAGGAGTTACTGACATAATATTTTATTGTTTTTAAATTGTTTAACTTATTGAAGACCTTCGAGTCCCCGATAAAAGTTGTCTTGCACCACCACCCTGGGTCCCATCAATAGGGGTCGGGGCGATAGCATTGTTTGGAGGCAAGGTATTGCCAAATTTTTCCGCATATTCCTTCTCGATCTGAGAACGAATATTGTTTCCGTGCACCTCAAGAATCTTCGGAAGATACTCATACACAAAATCTCTATTGCGATGAGATATGATCTGTTTAATATTCTCGGGCGTAGGCTCTATCCCGGTCTGCTCAATAACACTATTGATCATATCGGGTAGAGAATCGCGAAACGCCTTCGGCACTTCCATCTCTAATATCGTCGATCCCGCTTCTCCGGGGATCGTGAGTTTGTCAAACCCTGACATTTCGTTGACGTAAGGCGCCCATGACGACTTGACTTTCTGCACTTGTTCGGCTCGCGCTGCTGCTGCTTCTTCTGGAGTATAGGACTTTGGCAATGGAATCTCGGACTTCACTTTCGCTATCCGCTGTTCCGCCGCTATCCTGGCATCCATCATTAGATTCCTGGCAACCCGTTCCCACTTCTCCGGGGACTCTTCGGGGTCCACATCATAACGTTTTGCTACCAGCTCACGAGCACCTTCAAGACCACCAATGATTTTTGGGTTTTGCATGAGAGCTTCTTGCGCCAACAGATCGAAATCGGCCAATTTCGAAGTGTCACTGGAGATCAACATCGACACCACTGATGGGTCGAGATCGGGTCTCCGTATGCGAATCTGCTCTGCGATGTAAGCGTCTTTACTCGAAAAGTGTTTCAGGGGGTCGTGCGCCTCAGACAGCTCCTTGTTTTTTTCCTCAAGGGTCTTATAGCCGGACTCTAGTTCCTGATACTTTTTCGAGATGCCCTCAAACTCATTAGCTCGCTTCAGTGCTTCTCTTATTTCTGCCTCCTCTTTTACAGAGGTTTCAAAGAGCGTATTAAAAGTGTTAATGTCAAAAGTCGGTGCTACCGGAGCCGGTTCTGTAGGTACCGCCGGAGCGGGTTCTGCAGGTACAGCAGGAGGTGTTGCCGGATTAGGAGCCACGTCTACGGGTCCTGGTTGGGCAACTGGTTCTGCCGGCACATCTACCGGAGGAGTATCACTTATTTTGAAAATCTCATCTAACTTACCCATGGTGTGTTGGTTATTGGTTTATGCAAAGATAGATATTATTTATTTAATGTTTTGTTTTTGCTCCCCCGCTCATACACTAATCAGTGTACTCCTTTATAACCGTTATAGTTCCACGACAAACAGTACTTACCTTGGTACCCTCAGTAAGCTGCACATCATAATAATATTTACCCACAGTATCAAAAGCCTCGTTCTGCAAAATGGTAAACGAAGAACCGGCAATGGTTATAGCCGGTAACGCCCCTGCACTAGAAATTTCGAGAACGCTGACGTCATTCTCATCCTTAACCTCTATATCTAGCTGAGCGCCAGACATATCATAAGCAACATTATTTCTCTTAACAGAGAACGTCTGAGACCAGGTGTCATTCTGGATTATCTTCACGTTAACGGTATCGTAATCTACATTAAAAATCATAGCTATCAGTTGTTTTATTTTTAACCATATCCATTGTATCATGTCGCATCACAAGTAGTTAATATTGTATCACAAGTTATTGTAATAAGATCACACGTAACAGATGATCCAAGCGGGGGAGCAAAAGCTATCTCCGTGAAAACAAACCTGTTTGGCGCAGGAGTCAAAAGAAATTCATTCTTCTGCTCTGTCAATATAAATCTATTCCTTGCCATACATTATACCATTGCCGGTTCTTCTGGTGCTGACATAGGGGCAAAAGAATTACCTCCGCCAGGTGCTGGTTGTGGGATAGGAGGATTTGCTCCCCCGCTCATATAGCCCATCATCTGCTCCATCTTCGAAACCTCTGTCGGAAGATCGACCATAGAAAGGTCCACCCCGGCCGACACCTGCATAGCCAGCTTCAGCCTATTCAGCGTTACCGGATTAACCACGCCAGCCTTCTGCTCGTTCTGAGCTGTCTCCATAAGCTTATTAAGGAAGGTGTAGTTCTGAATCATCCTCTCAGTCTTACGCTTCTCGCTCTCCTGCATCTGCAGAGTCATGCCATCGAACTGCGCCTTCTGCTGCGCCGCCTGAGCCTTAGTCATCTCAAGCTGCTGCAGACCCTGATTCTGGCGGTCGATAGACTGATTCTGTCTCTCCTCGAACTCACGCTCCGCACGCATAAGAAGGTAAGAGAAGTCCTGGCGAAGCTGCGTGAAGTCACCGCCACGAAGCATCTGCTCCTCAAGAAGCATGGCCTCCGGAAGCTTGATCCCAGCCTTACCATCACGACCGTTCTGTAGCGAGATAGCAATGTATTTAGCGATGCTCTGCTTGAATAGTTGGTCAGGCTTAACCTCGCTCCTCATTCCATACTGCACACTATCCTTCTCTGCATCAACAATGTACTGAACACCAGTCTTGCCGATAACAGCCTCGTACGTTTTTCTTATTTGAGGCTCAGCCTTAATACCGGCCTGTATCTTACTCATCAGCCCCACCGCAATATTTTCTTTAAGCTCTTTCGTGGCAGTGATGATAGGCTTAAGGACGTTAGTGGTAGACTGCAGTGCCGCCTCTGACGTAGCTACCGGAGCCTCCGGATTAGGAGACTGACCAAGTGCCACTGGGTTGATACCAGTGACCTGCTCGAATAGCATGAACTGAGTCTGAAAGTCCTGCTGAATAGCAGCCAGGTCTTGTTGAAGGTTGTTGGGAATAGGGGTTACAGGAGTGACGGCACCGCCGGCATAGCCCCCATAGCGTGAGGTCATGAACGGCAAGAGCCCTACCTGCTTCCACATAGTTAGTATTTCGTCTAATGGATATTTCTTACCATCAGCGTCAGTGAGCGACAATAGCATCCCAAAATCAATCGCAAAACCAGATTCTATCGCCTGTGCACGCGTATTCTGATACTTATACCATGTCAGCTGAAACTGATCTAAAATAGGTACTATCTGCTCAATAAGAGATGGTACTATCAATTGCTCAAAATTAAACGAAAGCCTGGGCTTAGATGGCTGCGGGCGAGCGGCAAAGTGAGTCTTCCCCCAACCAGGAAGAACATAATCAGTACCAACTATCCAGCGACACTGCTTAGGCTGACGTATCTCTGTAACACGCTCTTTTATAGTCACCCCCTTACGCTGTTGACGCGTAGTAACTGCCGGAAGCGGGTCGTCAAATTTTAGTGGAATATACCTATTAGTACCATACACATTAGTATACTCCATCGCCCTACTCATATCATAATCCATGAACTCACAATCAAATACAGATATGTAAAAATTATTCCACGGGAAGTCCATGGGAGACTTAGTAGGATCACTAATCAATCTGGCACCATCCTGAATAAAACTTGCATTACCGAACAGCCCCACATTAGCTTCAGCAATACTAAGCAGCTCTCTTTCCGTTAGCTCAGGCATCAAAATCCTTATCTCAGATACCTGCATCAAGTCTAAATAGAAAGCATATTCAGCATCAGAGAAGTCCAGGTCATTAGAGAATTGCACCCCAGCCCTAGCCACATCAATATACTTGGACTTAAACTTCTTATCCTCAGGATCAAAATAACTGCGAGTAGCACAACGACCAAGAACTAGCAAATCTGTCAACAACTTCTTATACAGAACATCAGACCATCCGGATACATCCATAGAATGTCTGACCAACTTTTGCATTGACTTTGCAAAATTAACCTTAAAGCCATCCGAGCGCTCCAGCATTTCAATCTCGTAAGGATTATCTGGAACCGACATCTCTTCTTCTACAGGAAGCCCGGCAGTATTTTTATATTGCGTAAGAAACGCCTTATTTAAGCTAAGAACGTAAGCCTTAGCTTTAGCTGTAGCCTCCATGTCCCTGGAGTTGGAATCTATGGCAGAAACAAAAATATCAAAGTCGGTGTTATCCAGCATGCCCTGTACATTACTTAACAGCTTAGGTGCTAGACTTATTGGCTGCCACAATACTGAAAGCCACCCCTCTTTCTTGGCTACCCGAGATACCGGAAGATTCGCCAGCTGCCCACCGCTAGGCTCCGCTGACTCTCTTAGCATGGAGTTTTGATAAATATCTACCGGCTGTTGCCCATTACCATAAAGACGCAGTAAATTATCATGATTAAACGCTGACGCACCCCAGGAAGTACGATCATTAACAAAAATAGAATAAATGGCTTTAGTACATTCCATATAATATTTAGCATCCTTTAGTGCAGGATCAATGCTACGATTTGGGAATTGCCCAATCTTGTCAATATATTTTGGGTCTATCTTCGCGAATGAATGCGTAATAGGACTAGCCTTTTTCATCAAGCGTATTTTTTACAAAGATAACTATTTTGCTCGATACCAATTTCTTTTGTATCTTTGCATAGGATAGGTGGGCTTGATCACCCATTGATAAGGAGAAGTCCGATCTCTCCTTCCCTTCTTTTTGATCGGATAATTTAATAACGGACAATGAATAAGATTAGCGGAATTTATGGCATCAGATCAATCTCTCATCCGGAGAGAGTATATATAGGGAGTGCTATTAATCTTAAATCTAGAGAAAGGTGTCACTATAGCGATTTACACTTAAATAAGCACGGGAACTCAAAGCTTCAGAAACATTACAATAAATACGGACCCGCCGACCTGATATTTGAAACCATATTATGCTGCGACGCTCAACTCTTAATTAAAGCAGAACAGTTATTCATAAATTTATTTAACCCATGGTTTAATATTTGTCCTACCGCCGGCAGCCAGCTTGGATTTAAACATAAACCCGAAAGCAAAGATAAGATGAGGAATGCCAAATTAGGGAAAAAAATCTCTAATAAAACAAAAGAAAGAATGTCTTTGGCACAAAAAGGCAGAATGGTCACCCAAGAAACTAGAGATAAGATATCTGATTCAGAAAAAGGGAAATACGTATCTCCAGAAACAAGAAAAAAAATAAGTGACATTGTTAAAAACAGCCCGCCAGCAAACACCAAAATGACAATAAATTTGGAAACCGGAATTTTCTATAACACAATTAAGGAAGCCGCCGCCACAACTAACATCAGGTATAAAACATTGGCAGCATATCTATCCGGAAGACTTAAAAATAAAACAATGTTTGCATTAGTATAAAATTTTCCTTATCTTTGTACCATGATTACAATACAACACATAGAGCAGTCGCAGCCAGAGGAAATCCTCCGGAGGCCACCTGTGTGTACATGATACTTTGTTTCCTTCTTTCATGTTCATCTTAGGCAGAGGCCTCCACCGGGGAGGCCTTTTCGCTTTTTATATACTGGGGCGTAGGTCTGTAGTTGGTAGCAGTCCTGCCTTGGAAGCAGGTGGAGCAATCCCTCGTCGGTTCGAGCCCGGCCGCCCCAACTAATATTGGCCCATGGCGCAAAGGTAGCGCAGCTCACTCATAATGAGAAGGTTGTCGGATCATCCCCGGCTGGGCCAACATATGGTGCGTATGGTGTAGCGGCAACATGCTTGCTTGTGACGCAAGTGTCATCAGTTCAAATCTGATTATGCACCCTAATGTCCGGTTGGTGAAGTAGGTTAACACACAAGATTTTCACTCTTGGATACAGCGGTTCGAGCCCGCTACCGGATACTGCCCTGTCGTATAAAGGTGGTACACATGACTTTGAATCATGCGGAGAAGGATCAATACCTTCCGGGGCATCTAGAGGCCTTTGTCAGATTCGAACTGACGCGCTCTTCCGAGGTCGGGTTACAAAGCCGGTGCAATCAACCACTATGCGAAAAGGCCATTTGTACGTGCGGAGAGAGTTGAACTCCCGACCCGTTGCTTGTAAGGCAACCGCTCTGAACCACTGAGCTACACACGCATTAGAACGCCCGGAGGGGGTCGAACCCTCATGTGTCCATTACTCTTCTCTTCGTTCGTAGCGAAGTGAGATACAGGCGCATTTGTGGTCCCTGAAGGTACCGACCCTTCTTCTCCAGATTAAAAGTCTGGAGCATCACTTTAATGCTTAGAGACCTTAGAGCGATATCTGAGATTCAAACTCAGTCCCCGACCTTGGAAGGGTCACATGCAATCATCAACACCTATATCGCGTTAGTGGACCGGGTGGAAATCGAATCCACCTCACGCTCCTTGCAAGGGAGTGTCGCCAGCCTTGGTACATGCCAGCCCATTTGCGGAATACGTGGGATTCGAACCCCTCCTTCGCCGTGACAGGGCGATACTACTACCATTATACGACGTACTCCATTTGTGCGCCCACAGGGACTCCAACCCCGAATAAGCGGTTTAGAAGGCCGCTGCTTTTGCGTTTAAGCTATGAGCGCATTAGCGGGGAAGGAAGATTACGATACTTCGACCCTTTGATTAACAGTCAAACGCTCTACCTCTGAGCTACATCCCCTTAGTAGCGCGACCGGGGAACGATCCCGGAGCTTGGGGATATGAGCCCCACGAGTTAGCCAGTTACTCTATCGCGCAATATCAACACATTATGATCAAACTCCCAATGGCAATTAGGACATAATCCGACCAAATTATCATTATTGTTAATTACCGAAATTAACACATCGTCACCAAATTCAGATACTCCTTTAATATGACACACCTCAATATGCTTACTATATCCACAATTTTCACAAACCCTATTACCACCATTAAAACTGTTATAAACAAACTGAGCATGCACCCTTATAGAACTTCTAGCAGACTGCCAATTAACATGCTTATCAAACACCTGTTTTTTTGTACAATTCTCCAACCAGCCCCACGACCTATCTTTCCTGACTCTTTTTCGAGGAAGTTTTTTAGGTTTACGCAACCTTGTTTTATTGTGATATTTAGCCCCGCAACTACGATTGCAAAACTTCTTCTTTCTTACCTCTCGTACCTTTCTATCCCCAACCTCAATAACACACCCACACTCTTTGCATAAAGTGGGATTTTTATAATAATCATCTAAAGCTCTCTGTCTTAATATTATTGCCATTTTTTTTCCACCCAAAGAGTGCGCATACTTAGGTATCATTGCGGATAGTGTTTTTGAGATTATATTGCAAATATACAAAATATTTTTCAATTAACATCCCCGCATTTCAAAGAACTTTGTCGGCCCGCATGAACTTGCATCACGATCGCCCGTGTATCAGACGGACATCCTACTTATTAGACGACGAGCCGTAAATAAAAAAAGACCCTCTTTTTGGGAGGGCCTTCTTCGATGTTTAACCTAACCTAGGCATCTACATAGCGGTCCTCCCATTGGATGAGCGATCAATGGTGACATTTTTGCCTGTATTTGCCATTCTGTACGAAAACATAATCTTATAGTTCGATACAAAGATAAGGAAAAATTTTAATAATGCAAGGGATTGAGGAATTATTTTTGTTCCCCCGGTCATTTATTTTTCAGCGGGGGAATAAAAACTAGAGTCCCGAAAGGGAGTTGAACCCTTCTCACATGTTTTGCAAACATGTCTCTGTACCGTTATCGAGACGTAGTGGAGCCTGATTCAATCGAAGAATCGCCCCCGGCTTTTCAGGCCGATGTACCACAACCACCTATACGAAAGCTCCATTAGCACCCCTGTAAGTATTCGAAACCTAGTCACGAGTTTTGGAGGCTCGTTCACTCCCTGAGTTCAGGGGCGTTTGTTCAATAATTCAAAACGTTCACGTTACGTGAACAGCGGAGGGCACTGAACACGATTCAGAATCAGTTGCCCGATCCACTCGCTTAGCAGGCGGCGCCCGGACCTCCCGG